CGAGGAGAATCCAGCTTAACATTCCCTAGTAAAGTGGGTGAAGTAGATGGAACAGAGTATTCTTACTAGCACTAAGAAGATTTTGGGAATTGCTGCTGACTATACTGTATTTGATCTGGACATTATTACTCATATTAACTCGGCATTCTCTACTCTCACCCAACTGGGAGTCGGCCCCGCTGAAGGTTTCATGATCGAAGGTGATGATGAAACTTGGGACGATTTTGTTGAGGATGACCTTCAGTACAATTCCGTAAAGTCATACGTCTTCCTCAAGGTGCGACAGCTGTTTGATCCCCCTCAGACTTCGTATCTGGTCGAGGCAACTCGGAAGCAGATCGAAGAGCTCGAGTGGCGGCTCAATGTCCACCGAGAGGAAGACGGGTGGGTTGATCCAACCCCACCTAATCCCGTTATTTTTGATCGTTTTACCGGTGAGTTTGTTCAGGAGGTATAATGCAGGAAAGAGAGACCGATCAGGTTATTCGGGATCGTCAGGATCAGCAGCTCGAGGAGGATCGTCGTTCCAGGGCCGAGCGTCTTGGCCACGACATCCGTACTCCGCTGAATCCGAGGGATGCTTCTTCTGGTCCTTCACAGAATGATCTCGAAGACGCAAAGTAGGGGCACATGAGTGCCTCTGAGGTCGTTGATAACCTTCTCGTTCATTACGGCGTCAAAGGTATGCGTTGGGGAGTTCGTCGGCAGAGATCTGCTGCTGTCACAGTAAGCGACAGGCGAAAGAAGATCAAAACCAAGGGAGGACACGGGCTTCCCGCGCATACCGATGCTGTTACTGCTCGAGTCATTGGGCAGAAGGCTAAGGGTAGCGGACTCAAGGCACTTTCAAACGATGAACTGAGCGAGTTTCAGAAGCGATTGAATCTCGAACAGAACGTCAGGCGTCTGCAGTACAATGACGCACCGGTTGCCAAAAAGTTCGCCCTTACGCTGGTTGGTAAAACTGGTCAACAGCAGGCTCAGGAAGTCGCTAATCAGCAGGCTTCGAAGCAAGTGGCGAAGTTGATGACCAGAATTGCGAAGAAGAGTTAGAAGGGGGGTTAGCAATGGGTCTGTCTAATACCGCGACACCGATCTATTACGGTCAGTTTCGTGAGGCAGTTCTTCGAGGGGAAATCCCTGTAAATCGAGAGATTTCTCTGGAGATGAATCGTATCGATTCGCTCATTGCTAACCCTAACATCTATTACGACGATCAAGCGGTTGAAGGATTCATTCGCTATTGCGAAGGAGAGTTAACTCTCACCGATGGATCAGATCTTCATCTGCTTGACTCGTTTAAACTATGGGCGGAACAAGTATTTGGATGGTACTACTTTGTCGAGCGTAGCGTCTATGTCCCATCCAAGGATAATCACGGTGGTCACTACGAGAAACGCCAGATCAAGAAACGTCTAACTCTGAAACAGTACCTAATCGTCGCTCGTGGTGCAGCTAAGTCGATGTATGCGTCAATCATTCAAAGCTACTTTCTGAATGTAGATACGTCGACTACTCACCAGGTTACTACGGCGCCAACGATGAAGCAGGCAGACGAAGTCATGTCGCCGTTTCGAACCGCTATCACGCGCGCACGCGGGCCTTTGTTTAAGTTTCTCACCGAGGGATCACTACAGAATACAACTGGATCTAGAGCTGCTCGAGTCAAACTTGCAGCCACCAAGAAAGGTATTGAGAACTTTCTTACTGGATCTCTACTCGAAGTTAGACCTATGGCCATTAACAAGCTTCAGGGTCTCCGGCCAAAGATCTCAACTGTCGACGAATGGTTGTCTGGTGATCTTCGAGAAGATGTAGTTGGTGCTATCGAGCAGGGTGCATCAAAGTTGGACGACTATTTGATTGTAGCTATTAGCTCAGAAGGAACAGTTCGTGCCGGTTCCGGTGACACCATCAAAATGGAGCTTGCGGACATCCTTAAGGGAGAGTACTTAGCGCCGCACGTTTCCATCTGGCACTACAAACTTGACGAAATTGAAGAAGTTGCTAATCCAGCCATGTGGATCAAGGCTAATCCAAACCTAGGAGCAACGGTTTCTTATGAAACGTATCAGCTTGACGTTGAGCGTGCCGAAAAAGCACCTGCGTCTCGGAATGACATCCTCGCAAAGAGGTTTGGAATTCCGATGGAAGGTTATACATATTTCTTCACCTACGAAGAAACACTTCCGCACAGACAGCGTGAGTTCTGGCAGATGGCTTGTGCCCTCGGAGCAGATCTTTCGCAAGGTGACGACTTCTGCGCGTTTACTTTCTTGTTCCCTCTTGGTGGCGAGAAGTACGGGATTAAAACTCGGAGCTACATTACGGAACTAACGTTGATGAAGCTTCCTGCCGCAATGCGGCAAAAGTATGACGAATTTATTAGCGAAGGCAGCCTCCACGTAATGCCAGGAAACATTCTGGACATGATGGAGGTCTACGACGATCTGGATCATTTCATTGAGACCTCGGAGTACGATGTTCGAGCTCTTGGATACGATCCATACAACGCTAAGGAATTTGTCACACGCTGGGAGCAAGAAAACGGTCCGTATGGTATCGAGAAAGTCCCGCAGGGTGCTAAGACTGAATCCGTTCCTCTGGGCGAGATCAAGATCATGAGCGAAGAGAGATTGTTGATCTTTGATCAATCCTTGATGTCCTTTGCGATGGGTAATGCCATCACACTCGAGGACACTAACGGAAACAGAAAGCTCTTGAAGAAGCGTCAAGATGAAAAGATCGATAACGTAGCGGCCCTACTTGATGCTTGGGTCGCATTCAAGGTTAATAAGGAGGCATTCGAGTAATGGGCGTTACCCTATTTCGTTCCGTCGCAGAGCTTGTTGTTGCAGTCGTTCTCGTGCTTGCCCTGATCTTCGGTTGGGGCTGGTAGAGACTTTGAGTGAAGTTTGGGAGAGGAGGTGAGCAATGTCGCGATTTGGTGAATCGTTGAGGCACGCCTGGAATATTTTCGCTAATACTGAAGATAAGCGAAATTTCGGAGCAATGGGTGCTAGTTATGGAACGTCGAGACCAGATCGTACGCGACTTCGAATCCCTAACGAACGCTCAATTATCTCGTCGATCTATACACGTCTCAGCATTGACGTTGCGTCAGTGGACATGCGTCATGTTCGACTAGACGAACAGAATCGTTACATTGGTGATCTGGATAGTGGTCTCAATCGTTGTTTGACTGTTGAGGCCAACATCGATCAAGCTGCGCGAGCTTTCCGACAAGATGTGGCAATCACACTCTTCGACGAAGGTTGTGCGGTATTGGTTCCAGTCGATACGTCGATCAGTCCCGAAAGGAATGGCGGTTTCGACATCCTGACACTTCGTGTCGGTAAAGTCGTAGCGTGGTTCCCGAAGCATGTGCGAGTTAGTTTGTATAACGAGAGAACGGGTGTTCGCGAAGAGGTAATGATCGAAAAGACGTCGGTGGCGATTGTTGAGAATCCTTTGTATTCGGTCATGAATGAGTCCAACTCAACTCTTCAGCGACTGATTCACAAACTCAATCTTCTCGATGCTATCGACGAAGGAGCTGCCTCCAAGAAACTTGACCTGATCATCCAGCTTCCATACGTGATTAAGTCGGAGGCTCGTAGGCAGCAGGCAGAACAACGTCGTACGGACATCGAATTCCAGCTTAAGAGTAGCCAGTATGGAATCGCCTATACCGATGCGACCGAAAAGATCACCCAGCTGAACCGCCCAGCTGAGAACAATCTCCTGGGCCAGATCGAGTTCCTGGTTGAGATGCTCTATGGTCAACTCGGTCTAACCGCAGAAGTAATGAATGGAACAGCAGACGAGAAAGCCATGCTGAACTACTGGAATCGTACTATCGAGCCTATTCTTACGGCTATTGTCGAGGCTATGCGCCGCTCCTTCCTTACCAAGACAGCTCGAACACAAAAACAGACCATTCAGTTCTTCCGAGATCCGTTCAGGCTTGTTCCAATTGAGAACATTGCCGAGATTGCTGACAAGTTCACTCGTAATGAGATTATGACTTCAAACGAGATGAGGCAAGTGGTGGGAATGGCTCCTCATTCCGATCCAAAGGCCGATCAGCTAATCAACAGCAATATGCCAGCCGGTTACACAGCTCCAAGAGGGGCTAGCTTGGAAGATTCTCTGTCTCTGGTTGATTTAGAAGTTACTAATGACCCAAGATTAAGGAAGGAAGTTCAAAAT